TCATCGGCCATCTGAGCAAGGACGTGGTGAGCTCGTATGTCCACTTCGCACAATCCTTGATCGCCGAACGCGCCGGCCACGCGTCACTCGCCGAGCAGTGGCTGAGCCTCGACACACACGCTGAGCCGGCACCAGCGCTGTACGACGGGCCAGGGAACGTGCGGGCCTTCCACTGCACCCAGTGTGCGCGCCGTGCGGCGCACAGCCACTAGAGATGGAGGGGTGACGGGGAGGCGCCTGTTGCTCGATCAAGCAGGCTCGTTGGGGCGTCCAACCGATACGAGCCTGCTTGAGAGTACGGCTGCCTCTCCGTCATCTCCCCTACCCGTGCGGGGGCCTCTTTGCATACCTCGCGCGCGGTATAGATGGGGTACACCCACCCACCGACCACGTCAAGATGTACATCGTCACCGATAAAAAGCACTGACCACACTGCCCGGTCACCGATAAGGAGCACTGACCACAATGACTATCCCTGACCAGTGCGACAGGGCAGGATGCCACGAACCAGTGCAAACGTTTTGCAGTCTATGCACCAGGTGTTTTTGCCTGGAACACGACCGTCTGCCGGATGGTCACCTGTGCCTCTCAGCCGTGCGGTTCAATGTCAGCCACCAGCTCGATGACGATGAGGTCGACCAGGCGCTCGAGCATTTCAGGCCCGTTCCATGAGCTCTGACCCCGGACAAACTCACTACGTGGGCGACGGGTGTCAGCCAGCCCACGATCCGCGCATCGACCAGGCGCCCACGGACGCGAGAGTAGTTGCGGAGGCGTATCGGCGTGCGTCGACGGGCACCGGCCCCGTGAGCTTCGAGGAATTGCATGCCGAGTATCTGGTTGAGATCGACGCCAAGGTCCGCGCTGAGGCTGAGGTCGAGCGTCTCAAAGAGGAACTCGGGTACTGCCAGATCCAGCGTGACGACGCGCGGTACGGCAGCCAGCAGCACCAGGCCGAGGTCGAGCGGCTTCGGGCGGTTGCTCATGCGGCGAATGGTGCTTTTCTCGCCTTCGCTAAGGCTCCTCCTGAGTTGGCCGATGACCATGAGCTAACGCGGGCGATGTCCACACTCGGTGCCGCACTCGATAGTTATGACACCTTGCGCGAATCTAGCTAGACACAAGGCCGGCAGTGACCCAGAGTGGTGCGACGAGGACGACTGCCCCCACTGGCCGACGTGGTGGACCACGCTTGGCAGCGCTAAATCCCCCCGTAATGTCTGACAAGTGGATCTGCGACCGCTGCGGCCTGACAGAACCAGACTCACCGATCTGGCTCTGTAAGACGTGCCGTCTGGACTTAGCCGTGTGTGCGATGTGCAGGCAACCGGCGCTGTTCGGCGACGACTGGTGTCCCGAATGCGACCTCAACCCCTACTGGAATCCTGAGGCGTGGGTCGAATGCATCATGGTTCGTCCCTGGCTGAACTCGATACCCCTCACCGCTTTTTTACGCCAGTAGGACGTAGAATGGCCAACGTTCTCTGCGCCGGGGTATCAACCTCGCAAAGGAGCTCCGAAAAGGGCTCCTTTTGCGTCTAAACGTTTCACGTGCTCTATCACTTTGGACACAAAACACGCCGCCTCACCGGACCCAGACACGGTGAATGACGGGGTGTCGCCCGCGCGGTACGGGCTAGACCATACGGGCAATTGCCAGCCCAGCGAACATGCCGAAGATAATCAGCGGGTTGACCGGCAGGACGCCGACCAGGCCGATGACGGCAAGGATCAAAATGATGATTGCGAGAATGAGCCCCACGGTTATCGGTGGCATCGCAATGTTCACAGAAAAACTCCCTTTCAGACCAAGTACACAACCGAAAAGCCGCCGAGGCGTTCAAAGTCTGAGCGGCTCAGGATGTCCCACACGCCCATGTAGTTTGGGGCCGAGTTCGCAATCCACAGGTTGGTGCCCTGCACGCCCCTCAGGGCGACCCAATGGAACCAGGCAGTGCCGCTCATCATGCCCGTCGTCTGCTGGGCCAGGGCGTAGACGGCGTCGAAATCCAGCCACGCCTGCTGGCTGGCCTGACCATACTCCGCGAGTACCTGCTGCAACGCCGCACCCGGACCGTCGACGTTCGTAAGACCTGCCCAGGGATTGATCTGGTCGGTGTAGCCGATCTGCATGGTGGTGGTGTAGCGATCACTCGCAGCCTCCATGCCGGTCGCCACCTTGAGCCAATCCAGGCTGCACGCGGCACATGTCCAGTCGAGCAACTGGGGCTCCATCGGTGTATAGGGATCCCATCGAACCGCCGGTGGTGCCGGCTCGATCCCCTCTAAAAAGCGAGTCGGTTGACCTTGTTATCGGCTTCGTAATACCAGTACTGCGCGTCCCTTGCGAGCGTGAGCGAGATCTTGGACCCTGGGTCAAGGATCACATACTGCTCGTCAGATCTTGCCTCGTCGCCGTTCTCGTCGATGGCTGCCTGTACGCCAGGCCCAATGTTGTACGTCATGCCTGAGTAGCCTCCAGCACCGCCAGCGCCGCGTCATCCAAGATCCAGCGCGCCTCGCCGTCGGTGTCGATCACGCGCTGCTTGACCTCGGCGGCGGCCTGCTCAGCACTTTTGGCCGAACGCCCCAGGCCCGGCTGCATCGCCACCATGACGTGCAGCGACTGGCCCAGCAGCGCGTCGGCGCCACCACCTGGCGGCCAGTAGCTCACGCTGCCGCAGTTCTCGAATGGGCACGGCACCACCACCACCATCTCGTTGGGCGTGCCGTCCACGTTCTCTCCGTAGGTGACCGTGGCGGGATCGAGCGTGCCCGCGTGACTGCCACCGGGGAAGTCATCGTGGACATACTCCCATGCAGCGGGGTCGTCGAATGAGGTGACTTTTACGCTCATACTTGCCTCGTCAAGGATTCGATTCCACCGTGAAACACGTCGTCGCCGCCGAGTTGGAGGTGAAGTATTCTCCTGCGGCCGTCGAGCCGAGATACCACGCCGTGTTGTTTTTCGATCCCGTGATCATGGTCGGTTGTCCGCCCGCGTTGGTCAGCCCCCACGTACCGACTTTGGTGACCGTGGGTGATACGGGCTTGACGGCTTTGTAGGGGAACGTGCCACGGATGATCTGCGCGCCGGCGGTCGCAATCGCCCCTAGCAGCAAGTCTCCACCGGCTGGATCACCGAGCACCTCGTAATACCGCAGACACCGCGCGAGGTCGTCGGCCGGGTGCATGGGCACGTAGTTGGCCGCCTGGCTGCCCACCACCAGCATGGCGTTGTCCACGTACGCCGTGCAGGAGGCGGTAAAGGTCGCCATGACGCCGACGTACGTGGCGTTCGTCGGCACGCTGTACGTGACGGTGAGGGTCTCGTAGGCACCGCCGCCGGTGTGGAACCCCGACCACAACTGGACCGCCCCGGTGCCGTCGGATACCACGCTCGCGCGAACGGCATTGGCCGTACTGGTGCGGACACGCAGACTCAAAGAAATCGTACGGCCGCGCAACGGGTACGGGTCAGTCGTGATGAGCAGGTACTGACGAAACTGTGTGGTGCCCGCCCCTGTTCCCAGGACAAAGGTGCAGGCGGCACACGCGTTGGACCCGACGTCCACGTTGGCGGTGTCTTTACTGATGGACAGCGTGTCCGTACCGGCTGGCGCACCCATCCACCGGTCAGTGCCGTACACGCCGCCGATCGTGAACGGCCCATTGCCACGCTGCCACACGTCCATCGAACCATTACACAGTAGGTTGGCGCGCGCGACGTCCGGGCCCAGCATGGCATTGGTGATCGAGCCCGCGGCAATCGCCGAGCCCGAGATACTCCCCGGTGGCACATTGACCGGCGCGCCCAGCGTCACCCCCGTCGCGTCCACCTGGAGCAGCACCGTCGTGCCATCCGCCGCATAGGCGATCAGATCCCTCGAGCCCGTGCCCGCGTTTTTCAACGTCAACGCGTACGTGGCCGCGTCGTTGATGCCCGACAGCGAAATTGGGATGTTGCGCAGCCCCTGGAAATCCTCGACGAGCTGCGCGACGTGCTCCGCGGTTGCCAGGTCGCCATTCTGCGGATCTACAAAACTGCTCATCTAAGACCAACTCTTTCCGACCTGACCGTAGGTCGTGCCATCGTTCCACAGCCAGGGCGTACCGGTGGTCGCCAGCACCGCCACCTGGATATCGACCGTCATCACGCGCCGTGCCGACGCATCCCCGAGGGTGGCCTCGACCTGGGTCATCGTCATCCCTGCCACGATCAGCGTGGTCAGCGCGATCCCGTTTTCGTCCACGAACGGCACCGGGCCTTTGCCCTGCAAGCCCTCGAGCTTGCTCTGGGCCTGGTTGCGCGTGCGCCCGTCCACCGCACCGTCCCCGTACCGCACCTCCTGGCCGACCACCACCTGATACGTGCGCACCTGCAACAGGTCGGGCCTGGGGATCGTGCGGCGGCTCTGTTTTCTCAACACCGCCGGCGTCGTGCTGGTGCCGCTGCCCACGTGCCGCAGCACGTACCGATTGGCCATCACCGGTAACACCGGCCGCACCGTGGCCCGCGGATTGCGGCGGTACGTCCCGATCGGGGTGTAGGCGCTCGAGCCGTCGGTGGCCACGCTCAGCGCGATCTGCTGGCCCGTGCCCAGCGTCTCCCCCTCACCCACGAACTCTCGGAGAAACTTCGGCAGACTGTCGTCGCCGTGGTCCGTCTCGGGGGAGTCGTACTGGAAACTGGTGGCGAAGCGATACGCGCGGGCCTGGCGGAGGTCGCGGTACGCCGAGTCCAGCGGCAGGTACGCCCAGCTCAGACTGCGCACGCCGGATCCATCCACCGTCGCCATCCACAGCCGCGGATTCATGGTCACCAGCCCACTCACGTGCATGGACGTGACCTTGAGGCCGGGCAGGTAGATCGGTGCTACGAACCAGACCAGCGGCCCCACGACGTCGCCAGTGATGGCCACCCTGGCCTTGCACACCCACGTGTTGGCACCGTCGTACACGCTGGCAAAGATCCATTTGCCGTACTTCACCAGCGCGGTGCAGTACCCGCTCATGGGGCATTGCGGGGGCACCTGGGACGCCCAGCCGCAATCTTCGGACGTGCCGTAGGTCTGGGCGTTCTGCACATTCAAACGTTTCAGGGTGTAGCCCGCGTTGAAGTACAGGTACCCGTCACTGCTCAGCGAGGCGACCCCATTGGTGTCCATGACGGTCTGCTCGACGTCGGGGGTCAGGTTCGGCGCCGTCCCGTCTGAGCCAAAGTCGAAGATGCCGCCGGTGGTCACCGCATAGGCGTGGGCGCGGGTCGCCACCATGCTTCTCACCGGGTACGCCCCCAGCGCCAACGGCACTTTCCAATCGGGCGCGTTCATGGGGTTCGCCGCCACATACGACAACGTGGTCGGGCTGACCTCGGACACCATGCGCAGGCTCGACAAGCCGTCGGTGTTCCACCACACGGTCGTCGACTTTCCGCGCTGCACGGCGCCGGCCACCATCGTGTTCGACCATGCTCCCAGACTCGGGAGCTGCCAGATGTTTCCCGTGGTACGGCCGCCCACGATGAGGTTGGTTTTCCAGGGCTCGATGCTGACGGCCACGAACCCGGCCCCCAGATCCTGGTCCTGGGTAGGAGATCCACTGCCGCCGGCGATCTTGTAGGCGTACCGTCCGCCGACCAGGTAGATGTTGCCGTCCTGCTCGGCCCAGTCGGCGATGTCCGCGCCGGGAGCGATCGGCAGTGGGACCGAGGTGACCTGGGGGCCGGGCAGCATCATGCCGTCCGCGTTGTCCACGTTGGTACCCCAGCCGCGGCCGTCGCTCCAGTCCGTCTCGTTCAATGGGTCGATCTGCACACTGGGCCGAATCTCGGCCGTCATGCGGATGGCCACTTGTCCTTTCACCTGGGGTATGTACTCGACTACATAACTCGTCGGCGTGGACAAGGGCCTCGCGCGGTATGACTCCCCGTCTATTTTGAGTTCGCACGGGAACGCGATTGGGGGCACGGTCTACCAGGTGCCCCAGCCCTGACCTATGGGCCACTCTTTTCCGTCGCCGTGCCAGCCGTAGCCCGTGGTCAATTCGCTGCCCAGTGGCCGCTGCTTGTGGCTCAGTTGCATCAGTTTGGCCACGTTGGCCGCCGTGCGGGCCTTGGTGGCCAGCGCGTCATATCTGGCGCCCTCTGGACCCGTCGCCAGCGCGTCGTACGCGTGCGCCAGCGTCACCGCCACCACCAGGTCCGGGGTGAGCAAACATTCGTCGCTGTCGTTCTGCAGGCCCACGGTGGACGGTCCCCACACGCCGCCCACGCGGATCCAGGTATCGGTGGGGCGGAACACCTCGACCGTGGCGGCATTGCCCGTGGGCAGGGTCGGTGCGATCTGCACGCTCAGGGCGTCCACGTCGCCGACGGCCACGAACTGGCCCGCCGCAAACGAATTCAGCGTGCCGTCCAGTGCCGCGCGGCGCACCTCGAGCACCGCGTCAGGATCGAGCCATTCCTCATACGCCGCCAGGCTGTAACTGGCCTGGCCATTGACCCCCGTCATGGGTAGCCGCTGAGTGACCCAGCATTCGCCCAGCGCCTGGTTGATCAACGACCGTAGCCCCGTCCAGCCGTCGTCGTCGTCGGGCGGCAGCAGGCGGTGGAGCTCGACGTCGACGCCGCTGGTCACCTGGCCGGGGAACGCCGGCGCCACCATCAATTCACCGGTGGTCAGGTTCAGGGCGTCCTCGCTGCGGACCCGGCGCATCACCGTGGCCTGGGTACCCGTCGTCGGCATCACCCAGGCGTGTTTGTAGCGATTCGCCGTCACTGCGTTGGCCAGTCTCGCCGAGAGGACACTGGTGCCCAGTGGGTTGCCGGCCGCCGTGGTAGTAGCCACGGTCAGGCTGTGCAACGCCTGGGCGACCAGACGCCGCAGGGCCAGCAATGAGCGCCGCGCGGACGCCGGCGCGGTGACCGGCCAGGCCGCCGAGAACGGGCCGTACGTGGGGCCTGGCGCGTACCGCCTGACCTGGTACCAGTCGGTCGACACGCCCGCCGAATCGACGTAGGTGTAGACGGTCTGGTGCAGCACGTAGGGAATCGCTGACAGCAGCGTGAATGGGCCGGCTTGCACGCTGCCGTGCCACAGCTCCATCCCCGTCCACGTGCCGATCAGCGTGTCGACGAGGGGCTCGTTGAGCGAAATGGTATTGCTGATCAGGTCACCGCCTTTGCATTGCCGACCAGGGGCGGGACGTCGCTCGAGGTGATGCTGTGCTGCGGCCAGTCGAGGTAATTACTGCCCGTTGCCCTGCCCGCGACCGGTATCTGGGTGGGGGCGGAGCTGCCCGTCGGCGGCGCCAGCGCCTGCAGGATGACGGGTGCGTAGACCACCTCGGCCGAGAGGATCGGGCTGGGGCTGACGGCCAGGCCCAGGGTGATGGTCGGGCCGTAGACGACCTCGCCACTGGTGATCGTGCCAGGGCTGACCTGGCCAGACACGGTGCCCACCGTGACCGTGGGGCCGTACACCTGCTCCGCGGTGGCGATCGTGCCGGGCAGCACCTGGCGTGTGACGGCCGGGGCGTACACGACCTCTGCCGTCGAAATGTAGCCAGGATTAACCGTCGTGCCGCCGGCTGCGAAATCAGCCACCGCCACGTTGTCGTAACGGTGGTCACTAAAGTCTGAGCCGCTATACACGCGCAACCCAAAGTTGCCGGCCGAGCTCAACCCCGAGTCGGTGACCGAGATGCGCGAGGTGCCATTGATGAACACGCGGATCGTGGTGCCCTGGCACTCGAGCCGCATCGTGAGCGGGTCGGGAATCGTGGCGCCAGGCGTCCACGAGCCGATGACGGTAAACACTCCACCGACCACCGAATACAACTGGACGGGCGTGCCGAACTCGTTGATCCACGCCAGGTAGAAGTTGTTGATGTCGATGTAGCGCGCGACGATACCCATGCCACGGTTGCTGCCGCTGACCAGCGCGCCCTGGGTAATGTCCGCCTGCATCGAGTAATCGGCGGTACCCGTGGACGTGGTGTTGATCAGGTACGCCGCGCTCAGATGGGCACTGGGCTCGCGGACGGCATTGCTGATGATCTCCCAGTCGCCGCTGGCGACCTCGGACCAGTTGCCCCCGATCGTGGTCGAATTGGTTCTATTGAAGTTGTCGGAAAACAGCGTGGTCATCGGCGGGGGGCGAGCGCTACAGCCAGCAACTGAGTCGCAAAGGGAGCTTGCTGTTCGAGTGAGTCGTGCAGCCCGACGGCAGTACTGCCGTCGGCGCGCTGGTCGGACACCTGGATCGTGGTCATGGTGCCGTCACTGCTCCTGATCTGCGCCCACGGGCAGGCTTCGGCCTCGATCTCGGCCGCGAGTGACGGGCTCAATGCAGTCTCGGTCGAGAGGCCGTCGCCGACCACGGGACAGTCGTAATACGCGACAGTCACCAACTACAACCTTTTCTATAATGTGAACAAACCCGAAACGTTAAAGACACACGTCACGTCGGCGCCATTGGGCACCACCGGTAGCCCGGTGCCCGTGTCCACCCAGGCAATCAGTCGCTGCGCTGACGCGGCCACATCAGCACCACCACCCACGGCGGAACTCTGGAAATACAGCAGCGAGTGACCGCTGGCGTTGGCGGCCGGCGCGGTAAACACGATGTCGGCCGCGTCCGCGGTGCCCGACGTGCCGGTCTTACTGGCGAGCGCCGCCGAGGTCGCGTGCAGCACCCCGCTGGCGCCGGTCACGTCGCTGACGAACTTGTGGGCCGCGTTGAACGTGTACGACCGCACCAGCGCGACCTTCTGGGTCGCCGTATCCCAGTCGATCTCGCCTAAGAGGAATCCCTCGCGCGACGGATTGAACAGCGCGTTCGCCATGGAACCCCGCCTACGCGACCCGGTACCAGAGCTGGCTCGAGGCGTCCCACCAGAACTCGCTGGCCCGCAAGCCTGGAATGACCGTGGTCACTCCGTCAGCGCAGAACGACGTCCCGGCGGCGGCCATGGTGATGGTCGATGCCGCCAGCCCCGTGTTCATAAGCACGCAGCGCTGACCGGGGATCGTCCCTTTCGCCAGGATCACGCCCGTGATCGCCGCCGCGGGTATCAGCCGTATCACGTCCACGCTGGTGTCGACCGTGCCACCGGTGGCGAGGGCGACCGCCCCCGCGTTCACCTCGGGCAGACGCCCCGCCTCCCCCGTTACGGAATTTTTCGGCATTCAGTTCCTCTCTACCAGCCGTCCACCCACGTGGACGTACTGTTCGCCCAGCAGTGGATCGGCCTCAATCACCCGTTTCAAACACACGGCCACCCGCCGCATCTCCAGCGTCAGTGCCTCCCCCGCGAGCGCATGCGGCAACCCCTCGGCATAGGTGGCCAGACACCGCACACACATCTGCTCGAGTTTCAGACTCTTAAAACCTGGGCAGGTGCAGGTGTACTCGGCGACGGGTGACGTCACTGCTTACTTTTCGCCTGACGCTGCACGCCCACGCGCGACTGGCGGCGTGCCAACACCCGCGCGCAGGGCCTCGAGCAACGCGGCCGGGATATCCCGTGAATTGGCGTACACCGGCCCATCCGGGAACTCGTAGCCCGCGAACGCCTCGACGACCTCGAGCGTGTCCACGTCGACCAGCGTGCCGTTGGCGGGGTAGACCATACCGTCGCCCCACAGCCCGATCGCGTCCACCTGACGGCCATGCAGGGCGAACCCTTCGGTGTACAGCCGCGAGACGACGTACCGCTGCTGCAGATCGGCCGGGGTCGCGTGCAACGCCGACACTTCGACGTCAGGGTCAGGGCGCAGTTCTTTCGGAGCCGTCGCCGTCCTCGTCGCCGCCTCGGGCTTTTCCGGGGTCTTTTCCTCCGGCGCGGGGTCGTGGGATTCTCGATGTTCTGCCATGACTGAAAAAGTCTCCTAGCCCATACGGGCTTGAATCACGTCGAAGGTCAGCGGCGGCTGTTTCTGCCGCGCCTTCCACGGGTTCTGGGTGTAGGCGTGCAACGCTGCGATGCTCTGGGGCACGCTGGTCTGTTCGCCCACCGGCACGCAGAGCTGCACCCCGTTCACCTGGAAGATGTGCGGGGGAAACTCCGCCGGCAGGCCCTTCGCCGCCAGCGCGGACGCCGCGCGCCGGTCATTTTCGTCGGGGCTGATGGTCATCTCGACGCGCGGCTCGCTCGCCCACGCGGCCAGGATGCGGTCGCGTTCGGTTTCCTTCAACTCGAGCGGTACCGGTGGTGGGGGTGGCGCGACCACCGAGGTGTCGCGGGCGGCCAGCACGGCGGATACCAGGGTGGTGAGACCCTGGATCTGCTGACGCATCGCGTCCATTTCCACGTCGCGCGGGTCGGACGCCTGGTCCGAGTCGTCGGGGGGAATTTTGCGAATCTCAACCATACGGCGACCTACGGCCTCACGGAGTTCAATACAATCGGCATGTGAAACGACCTCTTGCGGAACGCTTCTGGGCCAAGGTCCAGAAGACGGAAACGTGCTGGTTGTGGACCGGTGCGCTGATGAGCAGGGGCTACGGCAGCATCCAGGTCGGGGACCGCCGCGGACACACCGCGTTGGCTCCTCGTGTTTCCTGGATGCTGCATAGCGGCACCTGGCCGGAGTCGTGGGTGCTTCATCACTGCGACACGCCACGCTGCGTTCGCCCTGACCACCTGTACCTGGGCACAGTCGTCGAGAACTCCCGAGACATGGTCAGTCGTGGCCGCGGGGTCAAGCCCCCACAGCCAACGGCCGCTCAGCGTGCGCGCGGCTCGCGCCAAGGCTCTGCCAAACTCACCGAGCAACAAGTCACCGAGATTCGCCAGCGCTACGGCCCACCCACGGGCCGGCCACAGAAGGGCGTCCCGCGAGTGACCCATCCCATAAGCCAGACTCAGTTGGCCTTGGAATACGGCGTAAATCAGACGATTATTAGTGACATCGTTAGACGTGAGTATTGGCAACATGTTAGTTAGGGTTGTTCCCTACGGACTTACTGCCGTCTCGACGCGGATGACGCGCAGGACGTCGAGCACCTTGGCCACGAATACCACGCTCCAGCCGACGTACGCCCGCTGGTGCAATGGGTCCGACTTCGACGGCACGTCGAGGCCCGTGGTGAACACATTCACCCCCTTGTTGGTCTCGTCGTTGATGCTGCCCACGCCCATCGACTCGAGGTCGATGACGCCGTACGCATTCGGTCCATATAGAACGGCCGCATGCACCGGGATGCCCGCCGCGCCACCCGTCGGGTAGATCGGCAGATCGGTGGTTTCACGAACCAGCGCGCCGTACACCTCGCCGACTTCGTTGGCCATCATCGGTCGGGTGTTGGTGTACCGGTAAATGTCCTGCCACGCTGGATCTGTGATCAGGTCGTACTTCTGCGCGGGAGTCACCGCGGCGTGGTAAAAACCGTCGGAAAATTTCGGGACGTTGGCATTTTCCAGGTCTCTGACCGCCAATCGGATCAGTGCCACACTCATATTCATGCCCACGGCCACCGTGACCCGGCTGACGGCGGTCGAGGGGTAGCGCACCGTCGAGCCCGCGCCCAGCTCGTTGACGACCAGACGGTGGATCGTCTGGCCCGCCTGCTCGCCCAACTGCTCGACGGCCTGGACGACGCTGTCGTCGATGCCCGCCGTCTCGAGCACGTCGCTGACGGTGAGAAAATCCCCGTACTGGGCAGCTGTGGCCGTGACCGCGGTGACCACCTGGGAGTTGCCCGCGGGCGTGACACCCTCGGACAGTGGCGTGGTGGCCAGCGACAACACACCGTATTTTCTGAAGTTGGCCACCAGGCCCATGTGTTTGGGGATGGTGACTTTCTGGCCGTCGCCAATCAGGGGCAGATACGGCAGAAGCCGTTTGATGAGCACCCCAACGTAGAAGGTGCGCTGTTCAGCCGTCAGGGTTCCATATGTCGAAGTTGCGATTATTCTACCCTTAGCCTCTCCCGCAACCTACGCTATGCTGTACAATGAGCACATGCACTGGTGTAGCGCCTGCGGACTGTTCAAGTCGTTGTCGAGTTTCTATCGAGACGTCCGGTCGGAGACCGGCGCGCCGAGGGCGATCTGCAAAACGTGCATGGCTGCCCATCGACGGGCGATGCCAGTGCATTGGTTGGCGAAGGTGTGTACCGGCTGTAATCAGATGGTCCCGATGGACGGCTTCTACATGCAGCGCGGCAGTCCGCACATGCCCTGCAAGGCCTGTCGGAGCACCTACCGTCCGGTGCCTCGCGCCGTGGCCGAGAAACGGTGCAGTAAATGCGATGAAGTCAAGCCCGTGGACGACTTCGGCGTCCAGTCCCGAAAAGCCACCGGACGCTCGTCCTGGTGCCTGGCCTGCACTCGGGCGTACCGACCCCCCATCATCGTGGTGCCTGCCGAGAAACGCTGTCCTGTGTGCAAGCTCACGAGGTCGGCTGACGACTATTACCGAGACAACCGCCATGCGGATGGCCTGTACGCACGCTGCAAGCAGTGCCATAACGCCCGCGCCTACCCCGGCCAGAAGCGTTACCACGCGGAGAATAAAGAGCGGGTGACCGAATGGTCGAGAGCTTCTCGTGCCCGACGCTCTCCAGAGCAAAAGGCTGCTGAGATCGAACGACTTAACGAGTGGGGGGTGTTGCACCCGGAAGCCAAGGCCGTCCGCCAAAATCGTCGCCGTGCGCGAGCAACATCCGGAGCTAATGACCTCACCCGAGAACAATGGGCCGCGTTGAAACTCGCCTATGGGTTTCGGTGTGTGTACTGCGATAAAAAGACCAAGCGCCTGACCATGGACCACGTGGTGCCACTGTCGAAGGGTGGCGAGCACACCGCGCGCAACATTGTCCCTGCCTGTGGGCCATGCAATTCGAAGAAGAATGCAGGTCCAGCACCAACCCATCAGCCCCTGTTGGTGCATTAGGTTCGGGCTCCCAACTCGCGGAACCCGCCCTGACGGGCGCGGCTAATGGCTTCCTCGGTCGGCAGGCCGTCACTGCCCAGCCACCCCGCCAGCACGCCTGAGCCGTTCACGGAACGACCCCCGCCACTCGCCGGCTGCTGGCCGTTCGCGGCCCGGTTGGTTTTCAGAGATTGCACCTCGGCCTCCAGCGCGGCAATCCGTTCCTTGTGTTCCGCGGTCGCCGCCTTGTAGGCCACGTCATGCATCAACTTCAGCTTTTCGCCCGGTGTCTGGGCATTGAGCAGCCTTTGATGGCTGTCGGCGTCCATACCGTCGAGGGTGCGTAATGCGGCCAGGTCTTGATTGAATTGCTGCTGGTGCGCTCGTTCCGCCAGATCGGCGATTGGCGCCACCATCCTGCGCCACTGGCGCGCGAGGTCGACCCTTTGCTTGGCTTCCCAGTCGCCGGCCTCGGCCTGCATTCTGAGTTGCTCGAGCTGCGCGTCGGGTAGCACCAGGTCGACGAACTGCCGCAGAGCGTGGGCATACTGCGCCTCACGCTGCTGGTGCTGTCCCTCGAGGGTGCGGGCCTTTTCTTCGGCCGCGGTCAATTGGGCGCGGATGCGCTCGAACCGGCCGCCGGGTTTGGGCTTGTCGGCGGTATCGGTGGGATCGGGAGATCCGTCGTCGGCTTCCGGCGCGTCGCCCTGCACGGGGTCGGCGGGTCGGCCTTGCGGCGGTGGTGCGTGGTCCGCGCCTTGCACAGGTGCGGTTGATAAGTTTGAGCCAGCCTTGATCTCGGCCATACGCACGTCGAGATCAGCCATCGACGTAATCGGTCCCGTCGACGAGGACGGGGCCGATTCAGTCGGGGCTGGTGCCGGGGGTGCGCTTGGGACTGGACCTTCGGCCATGCCTGGACCCTGAGCCACAGTCAGCGAGTGAGACAAAAAAAGGCCCAGACCTGACGGTCGGGGCCTCGCTGGCTAACTTGCGTCAGCGGCTGGGGTGACTACACGGTATCACACGGGTACAAACTCGACGGTCTGCAAGATTCTTGCAAACCACGCACCCTTAACCGTTTCGTAACCCGACGCGAGAACGAAACACACCTCCCTTTTTCGAAGCGCGGCGTATAACCACGCTCACCCATGAAACGCAAGCTCGCCATCACCCTGACTGGAGGCTGGCTACTCGGAATCGTCTCTGTTCTGGCTATCTCAGGAGTGGTCCCACTCTACGACCGAACCGAGGTCACCACACTGACCAGCAGCGACGAGACGACAACGCCCAGTCTCAGAGGTCGGCTCGCGGAGGGCTGGGAAATCGAACGTGTCGGAACGGTAAGCAGCGCCATGACTGGTGCTCCGTCGAGTGTCTACGTGCTCCGTCGGCCACGGTTCCAACTATGACTCTCGAGCAGATCATCGGCATTGTCGGCCTCGCGTTTCTGGTCATCACCACGATCTCGATCGTCGTCGAGCAACTCGTCAACCATTCGCGTGAGAAGGCCGCCAATCGAGAGGCAGAACGCCGTCGCCAGGCGGTCAACCTGGCCGTCGCGCAACTGCACCACTCAGACAGCTAGGGCTTCGGCCTGGGCGCGGACGCCAGACGTCCCGCCGCCATTCTGGCCTGACGGTCGGTGGGATCCATCTTCCCGTACACCGTGCTCTCGGCGTAGTCGCGCGCGGCCTGGACCTGGACATCGAGCGCCTTCTTCTGGCTCTCGATGGTGCGCTTCGACCAGTTCGGATCGGCCAGCATCGGCGCCAGTCGCTGGTCGAGTCGGTCAGACATCAGTCGCTGATAGTCGACCCGTTCCGTCTGCAAGAGTTGCATCGGCGGGCTGAGACTGCCCGTCAACTGGTTTTTCACCCGGATCGACGTGGGAATGCTGGGCGTCGGAATCCCGGCCGCGTTCAGTGCCTTTTCGACGGGGACCGATACGGGCTGGTCGCTGGCATTCTGGAACATCTGGCCCGTCGACGAGCCCACGAACCGATTTATCAGGCCACCCACCACCGGCAAACTCTGGGGCGAGTTGTCTTTCCGTGGCGTACCCGCCGCCATGTCAGCCGCGGCTAACCCCGCGCTGCCAACTCCCGCGCCCTGGTCTTTGATGAGAAAATCGAGCGCGGACGGCCTCACCGTCGCGTTGATACCCAGCTTGTCGACGGCGGCCTGGATGATCGGGGCCAGCGTCTTGGACGCCGCGCTGGCGTTGTCATCGTTGCGCTGCGTGACGATCGTGGAATTGCGGAACCAGTCGCGGTTCTGCGCAAGTTGCGCCGCGGCGGGAATCGCCGGAATGCCACTCAGCGGTTCAGCGGCGGCCTGGCCAAAGCTGGTGGCATTGTTCGGGCTCGCTCCAGACGCTGCTGACAGCGCGATGTTCTGCCACGATTTCGTGTCGTCGCCCAACGCCCGCGCCGCGGCATCCCTCGCCAGCGACACGAACGGCGACCACTCCCTGGTCTTGATCAGGGCATAGAGTGGCTTGCGATTGCCCTGGGCATCCTTCGGCGCCTCTCCCGGCAGCATGACGACAATGCCCTGGTTTTTGATGTAGTCGGGGATGTCTTTGTAGTCGGCGGCACGCTGCGGGTCCGAGCGGTTCCACGCCTCGGCGGCAAGCGTGGGCATTCCCAGCACGGTGCCGACGGTGGCCGCGAACGCCTTCGGATTGTCTCGGAACGCGCGCGCCACCTGCACCGGTCCCTGGGCCGCCACGTTGAAAAACGGGATGAAGTTGTTGAGGTACTTGGTGACGGTGCCGCCTTGAGAAAAATCGACGGTGACGGTGCGACCGTCGATGACGGCTTTGGTCAGGTTCTCGCCACGCTTCAGGGCACGCTGGTAGGCCATCACCCGCGGCCCGAGCTCTACCCGCTCGCCCAGCGCTTCGATGGGTTTCAGGGTGACGAGGTCTTTCGCCAGTCTGAGCAGATCACCCTTGCCCTGGATCTGGAACACGTTGGACCGGCGCAGGGCAGCCACGCTCTGCGCCGCGGCGCCTTCACTGCCCGTGAAGTAGCCCGACTGACCCCCGCCAGCTTTGAGAAAATCGGCCGTGGCGCCGTGGTACGTGCTGCTCAGAATCCCCTGGAACGCGTCGGCATACCCATTGGCCATGTCGGCCAGGATGCCCGGCACGTGCTGTGGGCCACCCTCTCTGATCGCCGTGCGGAGCGTCGCCGTGGGAATGTCCAGGGCAGCATTGCCGACCAGAAACGCGGGGTTCCTCGAGGTGGCCAGCGACCGGAAGATTTTTGACCAGGCGCTCGTCCATCCCGGCGTTGACATCACCCCCGCGCCGTTGATCGCCTCGCCGAGCGCCTTGTTATCGGTCACGTACTTGACCTTCTGGCCATCCTCGAAACCGACCATGGTCGTCTGGTTGGCGGTGGGTGAGTAATCCTGCGGGACTTTCCGTAGAGCCGGCGCGGCGCTCTGCTGATCCATCTGTCGGAACGCGGTAAATGCCTCGTTTTTCCTCGCCATCTGTTCGACCTGGTGGGCGTAGGCCACCGTCGAGGCGATCGGATCCTCACGGGCGAGCTGCGTACCGGCCTGCGTATACGCATGCACATCGTTCGACGCCAGTCCAATCTTGGTGCCCGCGCCCTGACCACCGACGGGATCTCGCATGTAGTCGAGGATGCGCGTTTTTACCCAGTCGGGATACTTGGCTTCCATCTGGGCCGCCTGCTCGGTGCTCAGAACGCCACTATCGACCAGACGCTGCCGCAGACTGTTCGAGAACTGCGTGACCTGGTCGGCGGCCTGCTGAACTTTCGCGAAGCGATCAGGCCCCAGGGTTTGCTGCAGTTCGGCGATGCCCTGCTGAGAGTCGGCCTTGGTGAGACCCCCCGAAAAGTGGCGGGCGTCGTTGCCCAGTGCGTCGGCAACCTGGACGTTGGACCGCAAGGTGACGTAGTTCCGGAGCGCGTTGTAGTCGTTGCCCACCGCCTGCAGCGCGGGCCTGAGTCCTTGCTGCACGTCGACCATGGCGGAACCACCCGCGGACAGACGCTGGAGCTCTGCGGCCATCTCGTCGGCGTTGAGTGGGCGGCCGAGAGAGCGGCCGTAGGCTTCTTGGATGTGGTTGATGTCGACCTGACGATCGGAAAAGCCACGGGTGATGTTGGTGGCGATGCTCTGACGGGCAGCCTCTAAGCGTGCGGGGATGCTGGCAGGATTGGGCACCTTGGCCGGCGCGTACATCGCGTCCAGCCGCTGCAACACCGGGGTGATGGGGGATGGTGGCGGCCCAGGCGGTAGACCGGTGGTGGGCAAGAGTGGTGGCTGGCCACCCGCGCCTCGCTCGACGACCGCGGCGGGAGAAACTACGGCCGGGGTTGTGGCTTCGGCTGGGGCTGGGACTGCGCCGGGTTCTGTTGCTCGAAGCGGCGCTGCCGCTCCAGTGCTGCCTGGTGCAGTCGCCGGATTTTGGCTTGCGCTGCGCGGATTCGCTCCTGCTGCGCCGGCGTCATCGGGGGCAGTATACGGCCGATCGAATGGGAGCTCGGTTGCGGCCTGGGGTGCTCCGCGGTACAGGGTCGCCGCCCCTTCGGGCAGATCAGTGGCGTCCAGCAATTGCTGATTCTCCGCGGCCAGCCGCGCGATCTCCGCCCGAGCCTGGGGCGGTGTGAGCGGCGTGGTGCCGGTGCCCTTGAGCCCTGACTGATAGGCGGCGTCCTGCGCGCGTGATCCCCACGTCGGATCGTTGGGGTTGAGGCCCTCGCGTTTGGCCAGCGCGCGTAGCGCATCGTCCGACCACCCGATAGCCCACGACGGGCGCACGATGTTGCCGGAGTACTCGCCCTTGCCTTTGTTGGCGATGACGTCCTGCAACTGCTGAATACGCGCGTCATTGGCTTCGTAGCGCGAGGCCAGGTCTTCGACGTGCGTCGCGATATCCTCGTCGTTGAGAGGGACGCGGCCTGGCGCAGGCTCGGTGTGCAGGGCGAAGGGATTGACGGGCGGCTCTGGGACGGCGCCGGCTGCGCCCGCATCCCGCCCAAGGCCCAGCAGTCCCGCGCCACCCTCGAGCGTACGGCCAGCCATCTGCGCGGCCTGTTCCTCGAGCGGAGCGATCTTGTTGCCCAGCGCGTCCACGGCTTCTTTGCCGCCGCCAAGCTCCATGCCGCCAATGAGCATGACCAGGTTGCCGGCGCGCTCCCGGTCATCGGGGGTGAACCGGTCATCGGGGATGGTGGTGCCGTATTTCGCCATCAGGTCGCGCGAGATCGCCGTGGAGCTCTCGCCACCGGTGAGCGCCCGCAATGCCACGGCAGGCAGACTGGGGTCGTTCTCGATGTTCGACTTGACCGCATCGCCGACGGTGTTGATCGCGTTGGCGGCCAGGTTGCCCGCGCCGCTTACGATGGGGATGCCTGGGGAGATTGGCCCCTCGGTGGCGCCGGGTGTCGACGGTACCGTGGAGCGGTCAGCCGGCGGCACCGTGCTGAGGGTGGGGTTCGTCAGACTGTCGCTGGGCGTGGGCTGCTGAGCAGCGGTGAGTGGCTGCGGAGCCAGGGCACCCTGGACGGCTGAGCCGACGCTGCTGGCTGCATTCCCGACGGCTGAGCCGATGCCGCCCGCGATGTCGCCTGCCTGTCGGAGCGCGTCGCCGAACGGATTGGAGATCGTCTCGTCGGGAGTGACGCCGGCCACCAGGTTGGCCTTGGTCATCCACTGGGATGCCTGCTGGGCAGGACCAGGTGTAGACGGCTGGGCGGGCGCGGCCACGCTGGGCGTGGCACTGGTGGGGTTGTCCGCATACAGCGCGGCACGGACAGCGCCCATGCCCACGCCGCCGATCTGGGCCGCGCTCATCCACTGGCTGCCCTGGCGCAAGTCGGTGCCGCTGGTGCCGACGTTGAACTCGAGCCCGTTCTGTCCCTGGCGGACACCACTGACGTAGAAATAGTGGCCGGGCGTGTCGAGTATCACGGGGTTGCCGTTGGCGGCATCGGCGGCCACGTGGTTCCAATCGACCGTCGACTCGAGCTTGGTGGGAATGCCCATCTTGCCGAGCAACTGCTGTTCGGACGACACGCCGGCCATGCCCGAATCGGCGGTCCAGCCCACGCTGCTGGCGAGCTGCATGGCTTCGGAGGGCGTAGGAAACCGGCCGTAGGTGTTGGCAAACGCGATGGCAGCGGCGGGTCCGCACGCGGCGTACGCGGCCTGGGCGCTCAACCCCAGGCCGAATTGCGAGGTTCTCGCAGCCGGCCCACTGCCCAGTGGGTTGGTCAGCGCATCGGACGGCGTGGGGGCCAGGTTCGACGGTCGGCCGCCAATGCCATCCATGGGACCGATGCCCACGCGCGCCGCGCCGTGGAATGGCCCCCAGCCCGATTTCGCCACGTTGCTCAGGGCGTAGTCGATGGCCGCGGCCGCGTTGTTAGGATCGCGGGCGTCCAAACCCGTGGCCGCGGTGAACGCATCCCCCAGGCCACTCACGGCATTGCCACCGCTGGCGACGTCGCCGTAGTGGAGCTGGAACGGCCCGAAGCTCGAGCCCGAGTCGCCCGGTCGCGCGCCTTCGGACAGGCCGCCTTCACTCATAGCCACGCGTACGGCCGTGTCGGGATCAATGCCGTAGCGGGCGGCGCTGTCGCGCACGATGCTTTCCAGGTCGCCACCAGTGGCCTGGTTGGCTTGCGTCTGGATGGGGTTCGTCAGCGTGTCACTGCCCGTGGGCGCCGACCACGTAGGTATGGGCGACGGCGGTGGCGCGGATGCTTGCGGTTGGGTGATGCCCTGGAGTTGGCGGAACGCTTCCCCAAAGGGGTTGCTGATCGTCTCGTCGGGCGAAGGTGGTGGCGCTGGCGCGATCGGCTGCTGGGTCGGCGGTGGTGCGCTGGGAAAGACGAGTGGCGCGGTAACAGGTGATGGGGCTGAGGTCGCTACCGGCGGGGGTACAGACGCGTCAGTACTGGGCGTGCCCTCTGGAACGGTGCCGACTAAAGGGGCAGGTTGCGGCGCCGCCTGCATCGGTTGAGTGAGGCTGTCGCTGGGCGTGGGCGCGGTCAGAGCCGGCGGGGGTGGCACGGGCATGGGCTGCAGGTTCGCCACCTGTTGCGCCTGCCAGGCGTCGGCCACGGCGGTATTGGCCTTCTGTGCCCACTGGTCGGCCTGGAAGCCGTTGAGCTGATCGGGGGTCAGCGCGAAGTTGACCGGCATCGGCTAGACCCCGCCGCTGCCCTGACCAACCCCTGACGATGCGTACTGTTTCAGCCAGTCATCCGGGCTGTAGCCCAATTTCGCGCCGCCAGCCTTGAACATGGCCAACTCTGAAGGGCTGAGACTTTCAATGCTGCCCGCGGCCAACTGGCTCGGACCCTTCTGAAAAATGCTGCCGATCTGAGACAGGGCCTGGTCGGTGTTCATGCCGCCACCGCTCAGACCACCCGCCAGTGACTGCATGGTCACGGGTGTAGCCTGCTGGCTGCCAACCCCGTTGAACGAGGGCAGACTGGTGTTGCTGGCCAGTGCGCCCAGGAATGAGGGCATGTTGGGCTGCGAGCTCGCGCCGCGCAGGAATGACGCCTGGTCGAACACGTTGGCTGGCCCATTGAGGCTGGCGGCGGTGGTCAGGTAATTCAAACCCTGCGTACTGTTGAACTCGCGCGCGGCCTCGGTGGGGGCGCCGTTGTACATGCCCGAGAGTTGAGCCTGCTGGGCAGCACCAGCCAGTGTCTGGGTGCCGAGCGGGGTTGTCGTGCCGTTGGGCACTCCCGACGTCCCGCCCGTTGCTCCTACCCCACCCGTCGCGGCCGGTGGGGCGCCGGTGGCGCTGTAGCCAGTGGGCATCCCGTACGCCACGTTGCCCGACTGCGCGTAGCCCTGCGCCCATTCGGCCGCGGCGGTCTGCTGAGCCTGGCCCTGGCCCATACCGGCCACGCTCATGAGTTGCTGCATGCGCGCGGACATGTACTGGTCCTGCGAGCTCGCCCCACCACCCGTCGCGGCCGGGGCCTGGGCCGTTGGCGCGGCAGACGCTGGTGGCGGGGTAAAGCTGATGCCCTGGGGCATGCCGTAGGCCACGTTGCCACTCTGGGCATACCCTTGCGCCCACTCGGATTGCGCCGTTTGCGCGGCCTGGGCCGCGCCCATACCGTTCTGCTGCAACTGGGCGGTGCGGGCAGTCATCCATTGCGCCGAGGTCGGGGCTTGCCACGTGCTCGCAGCCGGCGCCGCCGCGGCCTGGGTTGGCGTGGCCGGGGCCGTGAAACTGATGCCCTGGGGTAAACCGTAGGCCACGTTCCCCGACTGGGCGTAGCCCTGGGACCATTCCGACTGGGCGGTCTGCTGGGCCTGCGCGGCGCCCATGCCCTGACCCTGGAGCTGCTGCGTCCTGGCCTGGAGGTACTGGGCCTGGGTCGACGGGGTGAACGCGCCACCGGCGGCTCCCGGTGTTGCGGCTGTCGCCGTCGGATAGCCGCCCCCGCCACCGACGGGCTGGCCGTACTGCATCTGCTGCACCGCGCTGCCGGTCGGGGTGATGTCGGGCGCGTTGTAATAGCCCGTCAGGCCAGCCACCGTGGCGGCGTTGGCCTGGGCCTGGGTCTGCTGCGCCAGTGCCAGCTGGGCACGAAACTGCTCGTCCTCGAGCGCTTGCGACCGCTGGGCGATCTCTAATGTCGGCAGACCCTGCTGCTGCCACATGAGCTGCTGCTGCGCCAAGGTGGCATTGAATTGACGCGCCGACTCGGCCAGGGCTTCGCGCGTGGTGCCGGCGCTCTGGGCTGCCGCGGCAAGGACAGCCTGTTGCTGGGCAGGGGTGCCAGGTAGACCATTGTCACCCTGAACGGGGGTGGTGGTCGGCGTCGTCACGCCGGTCGTCTGGCCGATGACGTTGCCGTACTGGTCGGCAGCAATGCCCTTGCCTGCCCGATCGTAGGCCGCGGCGATGGCCGCGTCGGTCAGTGGGCCGTTATAGCCGGCCTTGAGGACCGCCGCCTGCATCTCGGCTTGTGTCGCCATCAGTCCGTGCCTCCCCTAGTACTGCATGCCGTGCCTGGCAGCCGCATTTGGATACAGGGACGCCACGTCGGCGGGTGTGCCAGGCACCGCTCGAGCGGCAGCGCCGACCAGACCGCTCACGCTCGACGGGCCAGCGCCGTACAGATCCTGGGCACCGCCCACCGTGCGGTTGCTGAAGCCAGCCAGCGGTTGCACGCTGGGGTTGAGCCCCGTCCCGGCCACGCCTGGGGCCACGACCGGCGCCGGGGTGCCCGCGCCGGTGCCGCCGATGTTGATCGTGATGGTGTGGCCAGTCGAATCGGTGCCGCCCTGTGCCAGACCACCGATCGGCGCCCCTGATGAGCCAGGCGTCGGGTACAGATTCATCCCACCCAGGTTCGCCCCACCCTGCGCCAGACCCCCGTACGTCGTCTGCGGCATAGCCGCCGGCGTTGTCGCGACGGCAGGACCGCCCGCGTCGAGCTGCTTCTGGGCCTGGTTGACCATGTTGCCAATGGGGCTGGGATTCGGGTTAGGACCGGTCCCCAGGTAATCCGTGGGAGTGGCTGCCGGCACCTGCTGGGATTTCAGGTAGTCCTGAGCCATGCCCATCATGGCCAGGTACGCGCGACCACTGGCATCCGAGCCTGGCTGACCGTTTTTGTTGAGGTCGCCGAACATGGTCCCGGCGCTACCAATCAGGTTGCCGTAGGTGCTGGCCAGACTGTCGCGGTTGGTGACGTCCTGGCCGCGTGCCGTCAGGGCGTCGGTGGCCTGCTGTTTCTGAATGTCGTACGGGGTTGTGCCGCGTTTGGCGGCGGCGATCATCTGGTCCGCGTCCTGGGGCGTGATCGAGCCCGCGGCGATCAGGTCGTGGATCTGTTTGATCCTGTCCTGCAGCCCGTACAGAATCGGCCCCTGCAGGCCCTGCTGCACCGTGGCGTTGCTGGCGGCCGTGGCGGCCTGGGTGCTGGCCAGGGTGGCGCCCTGCTGGGCGACGGCCCCAGGTGCCAGGGCTCGGGCCTGGGCCAGGGCTTGCTGCGCGGTGTCGTTCTGAGTTTGCGCCGTGTCCAGCGCGTTCTGGATGGCCTGCTGGGCCTGGGCATCGGACGGCGCCTGACGAGCTCGTCGCTGGGCGTCCTCCAGGTTGGCCTTGGCCACGTCAGCGTTGGTCTGCAGCGTGGTCAGGTTGGCCGAGGCGGTGGCGGCTGCATTGGCTGCCGTGGCCGCGTCGACGGCTTTGCCACCCGTGGTAAGCGCCTCGTCCGGTGTCTTGGGCGGCACGTACGCCGGGTTTCTGACAGGGTTGCCAGCGCCGTCGTAGATGAACTCGGACGTCGGCACGGCGCCACCGGCGGCCGGTTTCGGCGGCTCGTACGCGGGGTTGTCTTTCAGGACACCATCGACCAGGATCATCCGCGACGTCGGCGCGGCGGTCACCTTCTGGTCGCCGGGTGCGCCCGAGACGTTGACTTTGGTGATGGGCGTCGTCTTGTCGAGGGTCCACCCGCCCTGACCGTCGGCGATCTCGCGAATGGTGACCAGCACGTTGCCGCTGGTGGTGTCGAGTCGGTCGCGCGGGGTGCCCTTGGGTTGGTAGGTCTTGGCCTGGACGGCGGCCTTGTCTGACTCAGTGATGGCAGTCTGATAGGCCGCCTCACTGGTGGCCGACCGTTTGGCTGCCGCGTCGAGCTGCTTCGCTAGGCTGGCGTACTCGTTCTCCCTGGGGCCGCCCGTGGCCTTGTCAGTGGCCGGGATGGCCTCCATGGCCTGGTTGATGCGATCCCAGTCGGCATTGGCGGCGGCCAGCGTGTTGGCCGCGGTTTCGATCGACCGCGCGTACGGGTTGTCAGGCATGGGCTACGGTTTCCCGGTACTCCTCGGCAGATAGATGGCCGCTTGTGCTTCATGCAATTGCTGGGCGTACGCGTCCGCGGCATTCTCTGATGAGAACTTGCCAAGGTGTCTACCCGTCGCAAAATACTGATCGATGGCTTCGCGGTTCGACATGATCCGGCCATCTTCGCTCACCGTCGGAAGCAGCACCGCTGAGCCGTCGTCGTCTTGGATCGTGATCGATCGCACGGTGCTAATGGACCCATCAGGGTTGTGAACAATCGGACGATTGTTCAGATCGATGTTTCCCGTCTCGAGCATCCGATCAGGATTGGTGAGACTGTCGGAGGGCGTTGGCATGGATGGGTTCGGGACAACCTGCGCGTCAGCCTGTGGAACGACGATCTCGGGGCCTTGCTCACCCACCAGGTAGGGGCGGCCCGCCTTGACTGGGCCGCCGAGGGCTCGAGGGACCGGCAGGCCAAGATCAGTCATCGGCTCGGGTGCTGATTGTGCTGGCGCTGGCTGAGCAGCGATGCGCGCGGCGCGCTGGGCCAATTGCACGCTGCGTTCGGGCGTGGTCACCCCCAGCATCAGCAAGGCCGAACGATGCGGGTACGCCTTGTCCAACGCCGACCGCTCAGCCATCTGGTGGGCCTGCTGGATCTTGTCGAGGCGATCCTGCGGCGCAAGGTTCGGCATCTGGCTGATTTCGTTCATGAGCGACTCGAGGGCCAGGTCGTGCAGTTGCCAGTACACGAACGGGGCGCGATCGCCAAAGGGTGAGAACGTCCACATGTCGCGCACCTGATCCGTGCTGGGCTCCTGCGTACCGGGCGGCGGCTCGTCGAGGGCATCCACGATGTGCTGGGCCTTGTCATTGAGCATTTCCACGATCATGGTGGCCCTGCGCTCGAGCGTGTTGGGGATCTTCGAGTAGTCGGTGGGCATCAGGGCGTGGAGGTCTGCGCACCGGTGCCGGTGGCCTGTACGACTTTGGTCTGTTCCCCAGGGTTCACCGCGGCAGCCGTCATGCCGCCCAACGCGCTGGCGGCCTGGTTGGGCATCTGCGGCTGCGGCACGCCGTTCTGGCCCATGCCTGGCTGGGGCGCCGTAGGCATGCCTGCTGGCTGAGCAGGGATCGCCTCAGTGGGCGTGCCGCCGGCACTGAGACTGCCCGCGGCTTGCAGGCCCTTGATTTTCTGCGCCATCTGGTCACCCTGGATACGGGCTATCAGAAGGGCCAGCTCTTTCTGGCCATCGGGACTGTCGACGTACGCCTCGGCCGCGATCGTATCCAATGCCTGTTCTGGCTGTGGATCGCCGTAGAAGTCGGATCTCCATTCTGCTTTTCCGATCAGGCCCATCTGCTGCCAGCCGACACCCGCCTGGGCTTTCGGCAGGTTGCTGCCCTTGGCGGTGGGCTGTTCCACGTCCACCCGATAATCGCCCATCAGATCCTTGGCGCTGAGCTCGACGTAGGTCTGCTCGGTGCCCTGGTCGGTGACGTGGCAGTACACCGGGATCGGGCCGCCAGTGGCCTCGGACAGTGCCGCGCACTGCTCGAGCAGCGACTCGGCGACGAGCTGGTACGCCTGCAGGGCGCCCGCGGTGATCTGGCCCAGGATGGTGTCGGCGCTGGCCAGACTGGTGGTCTGGGCAATGCTCGAGGCGTCGGCACTGGTCCTGACACGCTGGCTTTCGTCGAACTGGGCCACCAATCCCTGCAGGTACTCGAGGATCTTCCAGGCGTCACCACCCACGCCCTGATGCACCAGCGAGGTGGGCTCGCCGAGCAGCAGGTGAATGCTGTCGTCTTTGAGGTCGAACTGGGTGGGCTTGCCCATTTCGACCCACGCCTCGAGCATGGCGGGATTCAACTGAATGCCCCAGCCGCCGTAGCCGGTGCGGTAGTTGTGCTCGACGATGCCCGCCAGTGAGCGGTTGGCCGCGCCCATGATCCCCCGGAACGGGGCCAGCAACGGGATGCCGCGTTTATCGGGATCCTTTTCGTGGGCGCGGTGCCAGCCGTAGAACACGCCGGCGGGCAGGGCCTGGATGCCGTACAGGTCTTCCATGTCCAGGCCCATCTGGGCGGGGTTGCCGCCCATGGTGGCCGTGTACTGGGTGCCGTCCATGCCCACGATCTGATAGACGATGTGCCAGGGGTTGCTCGAGTGCAGCTCGTACAGCCAGTACGTTTTGCCGCTACCGTCGACGTTGGCCTCGTGGGCGCCACCGCTGGCATACGACCACCACTCGAACCCCTGCGTCTTGAGGTGGGTCGCTGAACAGACCGACCGGATCAGGACAGTGTCCAGTCGGCCGCTCAACGGGTTGCGGCCCAGGGGGAGGTACTCCGGGGCCGACAACACCCTCACCACGAACGGCCAGCGGCGGGCCTTGTAGTCCTTCGCGTACGCCTTCTGGGCCGCGGTCGACTTGCCGGTGCTCGGTCGGTAGCCCTTCTTGGAGCCAGTCTTTTCGGCATATTCTTCGGGGTCCAGGTTGTTGGCGTTGCGCGACCACTCGCCGCGAATGTTGCCCTGGTCGTCGAAGAGCTCGAGCAACCCGCTGTAATGGGATGGGGCGGGCTGGACGAGGACGGCGTACTCGGCATCGCTGGTACCGTGGGCGCATAAGACCTCCCAGAGCGGCTCCCCGTCGATCTTGATCTTGCTCTTGAACGCCTCCTGCAGCCAGATCTCGATGTCTGAGGCGGTGCGGGCAGCGCGTGAGCCTGAGCCGAGCGGGGTCCGCACCAGCGCGGGCTGACGGCGGGCCACGAACGATGCGACATCTTGCGGCATGGTGGTGGCGTTGGGGAGTTGCAGTGAAAAACCCTGGCGGCGGCCGTCGGTAGTGGGGACCGAGGGGGCGCGATTCTGCAGGGACCACTGGGCGCAATCGGCGATCAGGTCGCGGCTCTGCTGGAAGCGGGACGCGTTTTGCGTCCACAGCGTGACCAGGTCTTTGGCCTGGTTGTAGTCGGAGTCGGAGGTAGTCATCGGCGGATGCCGAACATGCCCTCGAGCTTCGGGTCGAGGCGGGGGACGCCATTGCCGGTATGGCGCACGATGGGCAGCGTGTTGCTGGCCAGGTCGGCGAGGTCGTGCGCGCGGGCTCGCGTAGCCAGGTGGTCGACGGCCATCTGGGCCGCGCCAGACAACGCGTCGACCTGGTCGTCATGCGAGCTCAGCGGGAAGCCGAGGGCCTCAGATTCAAAGGGCGGGAACCAGGGAGCGGCACGGTCGGCGTACAGCAGGCCGGCTTCGCCGCGGCCGGCGGGCAGGTAGGCTCGAGCCACCTTGTCTCCCATGGGCTTGACGGCCTGCACACGGGCAGAGGCGCGCTGTGCGAGACGCTGGACGATGTCGGCGATGGCGGCCTGGCGGAACGCGACTTCTTCGACGCCGACGGCTGACGGGCGCCACAGCGCGATCCTGGCCAGCATGGCGGCTTCGAGGTCGGCGGGGGTGAGACGGGCGCGGAACAGCTCGAGCAGGAACATACGACCGTCGGGGTGAATGCCCAGGGTGCAGCAGGCGGAGTAGTCGGCGGTCTGGCGATCGCTGAACGCGGTATCCCAGAACTGCACGATGGTGAGGGTGGCTCGGTCGAGGTCAGTGGGCATGGGCCGGAACCACGAGGATTCCTTGAAGACGAGGCCGCCGAGGGCTCGAGGATCGGCCTGGTAGATGGCGCTGAACTGGGCGCCGCCGATTTCGGCCCGTTTGGCTTTCAGCCAATCGGCGCTGAATCTCTCGGGCCAGAGGGCGTTGTCGTCGGGGTCCAGGGCGGGGAGGGTGAGCACGGCCCACTCGGATTTACTGGCGAGGTGCGCGGCGAGGTCGTTGTCGTGCCAGCGGGTCATGATCGCCAGTTCCCAGCCGTCGGGGTGGAGGCGGGAATCGACGGTCAGGTCGTGGTACTGGCGGGCCTTGAGCTGCTCGACGGGGGATCGGGCCTGTTCCTGGGTGAGGGGGTCGTCGAGGATGATGCCGTGGGCTCGTGCGCCAACGACAGCAGCGCCGTAACCCAGGGCGCGGTAGCTAGGATCTTTCGAGCCTGCTGGCACACCGCGCAGGTACAGACCATCGGTTGACCAGCCACGCCCAGCATCAGGTCGAGCGGATACGTCACCGAATACGGCGGTGTGGGCATCGTTTTGCTCCAGGGTCGATTTCACGGTGCCACCGAATTGACGAGCCATGGTGTCGCTGGACGTGAAGAAGAGCAGGCTGTGGTCGGGGTGATTGCCCAGGTACCAGGGCGGCAGGATGAGACTGAGCCAGGTACTTTTCGCATGGCCCGGCGGGGCCACGATGAGCAGTTTTCGGGTCGGGCCGGTGCCATTGAGGATGGCGGTGGCGCCGTCGATCCAGCGGCGGTGGACGGTGGCCGGCTTGTGACCGTGGGCGATATAGCCGTACAGGCCGAGGTGATCCTGGGCCGCCTCGTTGACGGCATCAGTCTCCCAGGATGGCTTTGGCGACGGCGGCGCGCTGCTCGGGGGTAAGGCGATCGCCATTGGCGACCTCTCCACTGTGCTCGATGCGTTGCTTGGGTGAGAACCCAGCACGATCGAGAAGGTCGCGGGCAGCAGCGAGACGAATGCCCGGCGCGTCAGGTTCACTCAGCAGGGCCTCGATGACGTCGAGGGCAGTTGGCGCGAGGTCACGGATGCGCTGAGCGGCTGAGGCTTTGACCTGGGGAGCACGCCCGCCATGGGTCTGACAGACCGTGCTGCCGCGCATCGGGTAATGCTGACATGGCTCTCCCGACCGGGAGCTGCGCGCCCGGCAACGAACCGATACACCAAGGGTTGGGTCGATCAAGGGTTATTCAGGCAAGAAAAAACCCCAACTCGAACGAGTCGGGGCAGGACGTGGCCGAGGTCACTCGGCGGTGTCTGTGGGGGAATGGTAGCCGCCTTTAGGCTGGCGCGGCTATTCTTCCACGCCAATATCTCGCACGGGCAGTTCGGCGGTTCGCTTCTCGAGCACAGGCGACACATCGGAACACTCCCCCATAAAACTCGCGCGCAGCGCCGCAGCGACTGCAGTTCAGGTTTTGCCCTTTCCTGGCCTGCTTGGCATACATACCCTCGCCGCGCAAGGCATTGATTCGATGGGAGACAGCCTCGAGATGATCGGGGCGCACACAAGCAGTATTTCGGCAAAGATGATCTATCTCCAGGCCATGAGGGATTGGCCCATAAGCAATCTCGTACGCCACTCGGTGGACATAGAGATGTCGCTGATTGACATTGATCGTTCCATATCGCCGATCGGCATGACCACCTGAGTTGCACGGCCCTGTCCATAACCAGCAATCGCCGGAGGTGTCGACGCGAGTCCACAACCGTTCAGCAAGGGACAGGATGGATTTACCTGACGTCACTGAGTGATTCTCGACTTTCCGTACGGAAGGTGACGCGGGAGGTGTCGGCGCCGCGGTCGAGGATTCTGAAACGAATGACCTCGATGTCGGGGTTGTGCTCCCATTCGGGGTGGGCGATGAGATGGGCGAGGATGCGCTGCAGGCGTGGGCCGAGGCCAAGGGACATGAGGCAGTGCTGACAGCAGACGTGCGTAGTGGTCACGTGGGTTTAGGGGTGGGCAATGGGCGGACGTCGTCTGGCAGGTAGGGTGCGACGACGCCGTCCGAGTCGAATTTTATCAAGAGCAGACCACGGGGCCAGAGATCCTGGACGGTGCCAGAGCCGGCGGTGATGCCGCTGAGCGAGACGTAGACGCGATCGCCGACCTGGTAGAGCTGCATGGATTCAGGATGATGCATGGTCGAGGATTCTGAGGGCATTGGCGAGGTGAAACGTGGCAGAGGCACCGCGGGCATCGCGACAGCCGGCGGATGCGCAGCGGACGACCTCGCGGGCGGCTCGGATGACGGTGTCCTGTGAGGCGATGTGTTGCTCGAGCAGGTGGTTGATGGATTCTTGCAGGGTGATGTGGGTTTTGGCGTTGGCGAGCTCGTGGCGAAGCTGCTCGAGCTCTTCGACCAGGACCACGGGGTTGGTGGTCATCGGCGCCAGTACTCCCGCAGTTTTGCGGACCGTTCGCGGGTGATCTGGACGCGCTGAAACCAGAGCTGGCGGGCGCGGAGGTCGTCGCCGTGGTCGAGGGCGGCTCGGGCTTTGGCTTCGAGGGTGATCATTTTGCGGGCCAGGTCGCGGAGAGTGACCAGGGCGTAGTCAGTCACGAGGCTGACTCCAGATTGGCGGTGTTGGCGGATTCGTTGCCCCACACGTCCCATCCCATGCGGTGACGGCGAGCAAAGAGTTCTAAGTACGGGCCATGCGAGACAGACTCGACGAGATCAATAAACCCCTCGGGCTTCGCGCTGTTTTCTCTCGGGTTTGGGAAGACGTGCCATGTCCCGACGTCGCGCCGCTTCAGCTCACACTTACCGCGTTCTCCGAGCAGCACCAGTTCGTGGCTGTTGCGAAACGTGCCACCCATTCCCAGACCGGGCTTGCACCACACGATGACATTTTTGAACGTGAAGCCCCACGCGCCGAGCACCTGGAATGCGTAACGCAGATGCTCGTTCGTGGTCCACAAGAACAAGTGCGCTGACTGATCGGCCCAATCACTCACCGGCAATTCGCACAGTTCGCCAATCGACAGTGTGGGGTACGGGTGTTTGTACTGCTGGCGTGCCGGATGTCCAAACGGGTAGTGCCAGGGAGGATCGGCCACGATGGTTCGGTACTTCACGAGGGACGTGACCAGTGGGGGGTGGTTTTCCCGCAACGTTGGCAGCGATCGAGGGCCAGGAGACGGCTGGGAGAACGGACCCAGAACCGCCAGCGGTGACCCAGGACGAGACACACGAGGTTCATACGCTCTGTGCCGATCCTGTCACCAGTCGGAGCACCGGTTGTTCGGCGAAGTCGTGTATCAGGCAGTGCCGCGACACATACCGAAGGCTCAACTCCCGCTGCCACTTGCCGCGTGAGCTCCTCCGTTTCACGCGGCGTCACTCCGTCGCAGGTTGGGGCCGTCCACCGTCAGAAACACCGTGTCCTCCTCGAAGCGGCGCATGGTGCGTGCGCCGAGATGCATGCCCAGATGCATGTGGTCGAGGTTGGTGGTAACGATGGTTTTGCGCTGGTGGTCGTGGCGATCGTCGAGCACCTGGAACAGCATGGAGGTAGCCCAGTCGGTGTCTTTGTCGGCGCCGATGTCGTCGAGCACCAGGTAGTCCACGGTGCGGAGGCTGTCGAGCACGGTGGCTTCGGTGGTGGTGGCGTCTTTGGCGTAGGTGGCCTTGATGCGAGCGAGCAAGTCGGGCGTTTTGACGAACAGGCCGGGGCGGCGCTGGAGCTCGGCGACTTCGCGCAAGGCACTGATGGCGAGGCCGGTCTTGCCGACGCCGAAATTGCCCATCAGCACGATGGCCCAGCCGGGACTCACCAGCCAGGCCCGCAACGAGGCGATGGCGAGCGACGTCTGGGGCGTGGAGGGGAACGTGAGAAAACTGCAGTTGGCGAACCGCTCGGGGATTCTGGCGCCCTCCCAGATGCCCATCAGGCGGGCCTGGTGCTGCCAGGTTCTGGACTGCTGGCGCAGGTCGTCATCGGCGAGTTTGCGGGCCTGGCCGATGGCGCAGCCGCAGTACGTGCTGAGCACCAGCGGCACGTCGTCGCCGGGCAGGAGCACGGCGCGTTCGTCCTTGCCGCCGGCGCCGTAGCACCAGCAGCCCGGCGGCAAGGACGCGGCCAGGAGGTCACGTTCGTGGGCATCGACGAGCTGGCGTTCGAGACGGCGGAGGCGATCGAGGCCGCCAGGGTCGTCGAGGGCGACGGTGGCGAGGAGGGCCTGGAGGGTGAGCGTGTGGGGCAGGCGCAGGATGTTCTCGAGCGGCCAGGTCGAGACGGGGGTACGGTCGGCGGCGGTGGGATGGAGCAGGGCGGTGAGTGAGCGCATCAGGACGCCACGGTGGTCTTGTTCCGCAGGTAGCCGAATTCCTGCTCGAAGTACGCCAATTTGGCGGCCTCCGCGTCGGCAGCGGCGTCGGCTGCCGAGCGGGTGGGGCGTGTGTCGTTGCGGACCCGGTTCAGCCACTCGAGGTAGCGAGCGGTGGAGCACGTTTTGATCTTGTGGCGGCGCATCCAATCGGCTTGCTTGAGGGCTTCGGCCTGGAGGTCGAGGCCCCCGTAGGTGTCGAGGGTTTTCCGCCACAACCCGGGATCGTGGGAGATGCCGAACGACTCGAGGACGACCGTCACCGCGTCGATGCGATCTTGCTCTTCGATTGAAAATCTTTCAGCCGCCGCTGGTGCCCCCCGCGGGGGGGCTGCGTCAGCAGCGGGGGGGGTTAACGAAGACGAAGACTTAAACGAAGACGAAGACTTAAACGAAGTGGGGTTTTGCGGCGGTACCGCCGCAGTTTGCAACTCTGCGGTGTTTTGCGGCGAAATACGCTGATCCGCGGTACCGTTGCTGGAGGCTGGTGGGGGTGCTGGTTCTACCGCATGGCCGCGGCGTTCGGCGGTGATGTAGCTCTGGGCTTTGTAGAAGGCTTTTTCAGGAAACCGCAGGCGGTCGCCTTCGCGCAGCACCAGCCCCAGCGCCACCATGTGGTCGATAGCGACGGCCACGTCCTCCGCGGTGCGCCACCTGAAGCCCGGCACCACGAGCATGAGCAGCTCGTCGGTATCGGACACCAGCGTGGCGTCGTCGGCGGCGTGGGGAATCATCCAGGTGTAGAGCAGCGCGGCGAACTCACTGCGTTCGGCGAGACGGCGGATCCGAGAATCCGTGGAGATGTCGGTACTGACGTAACGTTTGCGGGCCATCAGGCAGCCGCGGACCTCCCTTCGTTGAGATACGCGCGGGCCTTGGGTGTCAAGGCGTAGCCACGGATACGCGCGTGGTGCCCGTGCGCTGAGCCCTTCAGCACACACCGCTGGCACACCTTCCCCAGGGGTGCGAACTGATCGATGCTCCGATAGTCAAAGCACCGGCTGCACCGGCGCAGAATGGCAATCGCGTCAGTCGTCATACAGAAATCTCCCCACTCCCCACTGGACTGCTGCACGCTTGAACGCGTCGGAGTACGCCGCTTTGAATGGCTCCTCTTCGAGCTCCGGACGGCTGGGATTGTTGGGATACCCGACGTCACTTTTGTGCTGGCCGAAGATGGTGATCGTGCATTCCACGACCTGTTTCCCAGGGTCGAGCACACAGAACCGCGTTTCCCAGTTGCCGGGGTTCACCACGTCGTCGAGTCGATCGGCGACCTGGCGCGCGGTCACATAGTCGAACTTCTGGGTGCCGCGGCCTGGGCGCTGCTTGACGTCGTCCATAGGTGCCCGGAGCCGCTCGCCGATCTTGCGCCAGCCCACTGACGTTGGCGTGCCGTCATCCTTGACCAGCACCGGGGCCGGCTTCTCAGGCTTCTCAGCCACCGTCGGCACCGGCTGAGTCGGCTGGGTGTCGGTGTACCGATCGAGGACTTCGCGTTCGCGCGTCGACAGCGTGGTGGTCATCCCCCACTCCCTTCATAACTGTTCTTCATGTGTCTTGATTGTACTCGAATTGGTATGGTGCTACACTGTGTGATTGCGCGACTCGGTGGTATACTTGCACCCTTATGGTGGTGGCCGACGAACAGCGATTCCTGACCGTGGACGACGTCGCGCTCGAGCTGCACGTCACCGCCGACACCGTCCGGCGCTGGCTGCGCAACGGCGACCTGGTCGGCGTCCTGGTCTCGCGCCAGACCGGCTACCGCATCGAACGCGCCGAGCTCGAACGCTTCATCGACTCTCACCGCCAGCCCTAGCCTCACCCCGGCGTAACCTCCGCTGGTTCGGCAGGCTCGCGCAGGGCCAGGAGCAAAACGGTTTTCTTGTCTTCCAAAAGATGCTTGGCGAAATGTTGTTGGAAATGGCCCGGCTCCTGGCTCAGCCGGTCTGCCGCCACCTGCATCTGGGCAGCGAGATCGTCCAGGTAGTTCGCCATCAGGCCGCTGCCTCAATCCGCGCCCGGGCTTCGGGCGTAAACAGCGTCCAGAGCTTGTAGCGAACAGCCAGCGCCATCCACCCCAGCGCGAAATCCGCCCGCGACGTCTTGCCACCGTCTCGTCGCTCAACACCGCGGTAGTCGTCTTCAAGTCGCGCCCGTCCGAAGGCGCTCAGGTCGTCAATCGACAGGTTCATGGGGTCGGATTTGTCCCATTTATCAATTGGCTGCCACTTCTGATAAGTGGGACATTTCGAGGTCGCTGGAGGCGCTTTCGGCAGCGATCGCCACACGTCCTGGCGTCGCTCCGTTGCGTCCGAAAATCACGACCGCAGCCCTGGCAGGGCTGCACCAGCGCGACCCCCACCGCCGGACACGTCGGTCCAGGATGGGCACAGATCCAGTACGACCAGGCCTTGCGGATGTGCAATTGCCGCCGCCAGCGTGGATCGGTCGCGCCAGGTCGCCGCATCTTCGGCACCATCTCGCACACCGTCCAGCCTGCCGCACGGCAGGCGATCACGAAATCGACCGCCTGCAGTTGCTGCTCCTGCTGATGTACCTGGTCGGCGATCTTGCAGAACACGGTGCCAACCACTGGCTGCAGGACCACACGTGCTGCTTCGAGAAAGCCCGGGTACAGGTGCGTGATGTTCGGAAAGCCGCGGACGTTCTCGCCGGTGGTGCCGTAGTTGTTGCCCCAGTCGCCATCCAGCGCGCCCATGCCGCCGTCAGTCTGGTGGGGCGGATCCCAGACGATGGCTTGAAATGCAGCCGGCGCGAACAGGTCCGGTAACTGGCTCCACTCACCGACGACATCGACGCCAGGCAAGGCTCTGGCGTCGAAACGCGTGGTCGGCTGATACGGACAGCCACGCCAGATCCGCCCGAAACCCCACGTGGCGTCGAGCATGATCGGCTCGTGGTAGTAGTGCAGCCCGATCAACTGGCTCAGAATCGACGCGTCAGAGCTCGTCCGTACCGTCATGACCAGAACTGCCTCACCACCGCGACTATGAGAAAGACCGACCCCACCAGGATCAGCACGCTGACCCCGAGGATCACTCCCCATATCGTGGCGACGACAATGACCTCGGTCAGACTGCGGCGCCGACGGCCGGCGTTGTCCATCGCGTAGATCTCATCGAGGTATTTCTGACGGGCCGCTCTATTCATGGGCAACCGGTGACCACCCATTGCCGCCGTCTCCCCATCTGAAGGTCGTGGGCGGCCACCAGCCGTGCCTGCCAGGGCACCCACAGGGACCACTCGGGGTGGCCCATCTCCAGTGCTCCGCGGTGGAACGTGGACGGGAAGTACTGCAGCACGCCGCCAGCGCCACTGCCCCCGCGGTTCCACACGTTGGCGCCCCCGCTTTCTTTCATCTCGATGCACGCCACCCGCGGATCGACCGGCTGCTCGACGACGGCCTCGACGACCTGGTCCTGGGCATCGTCCTGATTGACGACCGGTATGGGATCGTCGCCCACGTCCCGCGCGTGGGCCGTCCTGACCGTCAACACGGTGAGCAGCATCGACGCGGCAACGACAGCCCTCACGCCACGTCCTCGAGCTCGATCATGGTCGACGTGTAGCCACTGCACACAACGCCGCGGACCACGAGCTCCAGGTGCTCGGTGTCGTCGTCAGCGAGGATGCCGCCCCTGACCAGCCCATCCAGAATGCCCTTGCACCGGGCATACAGGTTGTCGGTATCCCGACGACGCTGCACCGGGAACGTCAGCGTGATGGTGACCTTCGCGCGGCCCTGCAGCGGGATGATGCCGGCCTCACGCGCGCACACGGTGGTATGCACCTGGGCACCCCTGAGCTTGCGCTGATACGTGCTCCAGTGGCCTCTCTGGCCGTTCACCGTGGCCGCCGGCAGCCAACCGGCCATGACAAAGCCTTGCACCGTCACGGCTCGTCGAACGCCTCCAGCAGCTCGAGCAAGGCCTTGACCTTGCCCTCGATGCGGTGGAGCTGCGGCACGATATCGCCGAACAAAACCATCGCCGTCACCGCGTGGCGAGCGCCGGCGTTGAACATCGTGCTGGCGAATCCCTCGACGTCGCTGAGATCGCCGTGGTGGTCCGAGACGTACTTCGTGTACGCCGCGTCCACCGCCGCGGTCATCCGAATCGAGGGCACGGCCACCGTCACGATTTCGACGCGTCCTCGTCGACCAGGTGGTAGTCCGCCCGCGTCGGTCCCACCGGCAGCCACTCGTGCTCACGCGTGCACGTCCAGTCCAGACACGGGATGCGACCCATCGGTTTCTCAGACGGCGGCACGACCGCACGCTCAGCCGTGGTCGTCATGCGATGTACGCCTGGTGGACGAGTTGCAGGAGCGGCTCACCGCTGGGCATGGGCGCCAACACCAGCCAGACCAGGCCCAGGATCACGGCCAGCAGGGTGACGCGGTAGACGATCTCGTCCCAGTTCACGCCTGTGCCTCTCCGGATTTGCCCGCGTGGTCGTTGGCGCACTTCGCCGCGGCCGTCCCCGCGTAGTGCTTCTCGCACTTGAAACCGCAGGAGCAGGTCACCACGTAACCGAAGTGCCGCTCCCCTGCAAAGCGGACGACCCGCTCGTAATTGACGGTGTGGGTCGACTCGGTGGTCATGCGCCCACGAGCTCTCGCCGATCGATACGATCCCTGAGCGCCGTGAGCCAGCGCTTGAGGTCGGCGAGCTCCTGGCGCTGCTGCCGGGTTTCCTCGAGCAGGTTGTCGAGGTCGGTACGCAGGCTCTGGTTTTCAGACTGCAGCGCGCGCACGTCGCTCTGCACATCCCAGATCTCGCTCATGCGAGATGTGACCCTGACGTAATCGTTACGTCACCGGTAAACTGAGCCGGTTGCGTATTAACGGCGATTGCGTATGATTGGGATGCAACTGCGGAATCGAGTGGGGCGTCCAAGGTTCTTCCTCTTTCGTAGTTGTTGAGGACGGGTACGTTTCGGGTATCCGTCCTCTTTCATGTCCGCGGGTCCAGGTTTCGGTTGGACCCACGCACGGTGTCTAGCAGTTAGATCAGGCGGCTGCCTCGGGCTGAGGTTCGGGGGGTCGGAGTCGCTCCGCATCGCGGCGATGGATGCGCCAGACGCCGCCTGGAGTTTGAAAACCAGGCAGGACGCCCCGCTTGAGCCAACCGCGAACGGTGCTCGCGGCGACATTGAGCATGGGCGCGACCTCGCCTGGCGTGAGCAGATCGGACACGTGGCCTTCCCCCATGCTATCTCTCACAACGTGTGGTGTCACGTTCGGTATGATAGCTCCTATCACTCGCTCGCGCAAGTTACTCACGTTGCGCAAGTCAGGCACTTTGCGTATACTGGGCAGGAAGGACCGGCTCCATGCCTGACCAGGACGCATCGTTCTCTGACGCGATCGAACGACTCAGGCGCGAACGAGGCCTCACGCCAGCTCAACTGGCCCGCGCGCTCGGCGAGTACGAGGGCAACGTTTCCCGCTGGCGCCGCGGCAAGGGCATCGACCAGCTCAACGTGTGGAAGCTCGCCGACTTCTTCGGCGTCGAGCGCGCCTATCTCGAACGCCTGGCCGGCTACGACAACACCGCGCGCACTCGCGCCAGAGAGCGCTCAGAGCTCAACGCCGAGGAGCTGGCGATCCAGGCAACGACGGCCGAAATGGCCGACATCCTGCACGGGCTCCCACGCGTCTACTGGGGCACGATCATCAAAGCTTTCACGCGCGGCATCGACGGCGCCCGAGATATGGCCCACCTCTTAGGGGACCGGTAGGAATAACGTTTCACAATCCGCTCCGACAACGGTCGGATCCGGGATCAAACTGAGGGGACGCGACCCTGGAATGTGCAACTTTATTCTCGCCGGTCCCCTTAGCTGAGCTCGACTCTGCCGAACGCACAGTTAGGACTCCCGACGATACCGCAGTTAGGAAGTCTCAACAGGCTCCTAACAGGCTCCTCAAAAACGTTGACGACGAGATAACGGGGTCTTATCGGTCCGTCAGCCCCGTGCTAGTAGCCACCTAGTTGGCCCTTGACTCGTCTGTGACGCTTAACCGCCGCCCCGCCTCACGTCCGCCTCTTGCGCATCGCCCAGACCGCCACACCCTTCCTGCTAGAACAATCGTTCTAGAGACTCCCTGGGGAGGGAAGGCCGTGAAAAACCTGGGCGATGCCGTTGCCTACCATCAACTCGTCGTCGCATCTGAGGGTCGCACGGTAGCGACCCAGCGCCAGTACCTGTACTTCGAATGCGTGTTTCTGCGCTATCTCGACGCCCGCGGAATCGCGCCCACCCTCGACGCGCTGACGTCGCCGAACGTCCGCCAGGCGTTGCTGTGGTACCAGAGCCACAGCGATCGGCGACGCAGTCGTGGCGGTGAGGTCGCCGGCATGGTGTTCGTCGACATCATGCGCCTGTTCTCACGCTTCCTCGAGCGCGAAGGCATCCTGCCCGACGATCCGCTGCACGCCGTGCGGCGGGTCAAGATCGCCCAGCGTCTGCGCCAACCCTTCACCCAGACCGAGGTCATCGCCCTGTGGGGCGCGTGTCGCTCGTCGCAGATGCCCGCACGTGACGAGGCGTTATTCCTGCTGCTGCTCGACACGGGCATGCGCATCGGCGAGGCCTGCACCATCACGCTCGATCATGTTCGTCTCGACCAGCGCCTGATCGTGGTCGGCGCCGAGGCCAAGGGGCGACGCGAGCGGCTGGTGCCCATCGGTGTCGACGCGCGGCGAGACGGCGGCCGCACCGCGCGCGCCCTGCGGCGCTATCTGGGCGAGCGGCCCGCATCAGACCGATCGGGACAACGGCTATTCCTGGGTCGCGATGGCTATCCACTCGAAGCACCAGGTGGCAGCCAGGTGATCGAACGTCTCGGAAAACTCGCTGGCGTTGCCGACGCCGGCCCACACCGTCTGCGCCACACGTTCGCCACCTGGTACCTGGTGACCTATCCCGGCGACGAGCTCGGCCTGCGGCGCATCATCGGCCATCTGAGCAAGGACGTGGTGAGCTCGTATGTCCACTTCGCACAATCCTTGATCGCCGAACGCGCCGGCCACGCGTCACTCGCCGAGCAGTGGCTGAGCCTCGACACACACGCTGAGCC